CCGCTTACTTGCTGAACAAATAGAACTTTATAAAGAACTTAGAACTTATGAAGACGCTCAATCTAAAGCCAAAACCACCTATAAAAGAACTCGTGATATTGTTCTTATTCGAGATACTATTGTTCGCATTGATGTTATCCGTTTGGTGAACAGTTGCGACAGCGTTATAGCTTCAGATTCACTCGTAATTAACAACCTCAAAGAACAATTAAACATTGAAGGTTTAAAGATTGACAATTTACAAGAAGTAGTCGTTGCTTATGAACATAAGGAAGACATCTTAACCGAAGAAATAAACACTCTAACTGCTGAAAAGAAAAAGTTAGACAAACAAAAAAAGCGCAGAAACCACGCTTTAATTGTTACAACTACGGTAGCTGCTCTTTCTACTTTTGTTCTGAGTGTTTTACTTTAGAAAGTTGCACATAAAAACGCAGGCTAAATTCAATTGCTTCGCTTAAAAAAGCGTTGCGACTATTCTCACCTCGTTTCTCGTCTATCTCGTTCCACAGGTCTTTGTGTAAGTAGACACATATTCCTTTTTTAGTTTTGCTTTCTGGCATCTTCTTCAATTTTAAGTTTCTTCAAATAAAGCGCAAGGTCTAACGCTTCTTCGTATGCGTGTTGCAGCCATTCAGAACGCGTTAAATCAGTTCGGTCTAACGTTGTTCCATACGTCTCCATTCCCTTCGCTTCACGCGCTTCTAATTCAGCAATGACTTGCGTAAGTAAATTACTTTTATTCACTTTGTTGCTTTAATTCTTTTTTAATTTTCCTAATTTGACCGTGATATTCTTTTGTAGTCATTATTCTATTATCGCCTCGCAATAAGACACCTAGCATTCTTTGGTTAAATAATGGGTCTTCAATTGCTGAAGGAATACCGCGAGTTCCCAAATAAATACCATCTCGTTTTTGATAAAGATTTTTAAAATCAAGATTATTAAAATGATTATCAAAATAGTTATACATTTCGCTTTCTATCTTTTCAAAAAATTCTAATTTGTCCAACGCTTCAACAAATTGTCCTTGTGCTTCATGCATCTTTCCAACAAATCTTTTTCTTTGATCAAATACACCAACAAATTCATAACTGTCTAAGACGTATCTTTTATAATTTGTTTTTATGTAATCTTTTATAAATTCTTCTTCGGTATATTCTCTTTTAAGAATATAAGAACGATAATCCAGTTCTTTCTCTAAAGATAAAATTTCATAAACAAATTCTACTTCAACATCTTTGTTTGGAATTTTGTAGTTTTCATTTATTTTAATATAACGTTCAAGTCTTTCTTTTTCTTCAAAGTCTTTTGGTAATAGAAATTTAAGTTGTTTCATTTGATTTTTGGTTTTAGGTTTATTTACTTTTCTTCATTCGGCTTACTCATCATTGAACCAATCATAAGCGCGAGATAGATTTTCTCTTTCGCGTTCAAGTCTTTTCTTTGTGAAAGCTCCAAAAGAATGTCGCCTAAAATCTTTCCTTGTTGAAAGTAGTTCGCGAGTGAATTGACAATTTCTCGTTCGCGCTCGTATGTCATTTTGAGCGATTCATATAGTGGGGTATTTTTCATTGTGCTAATATAGTAAACCTATGCTAACCGACAACATATTGTCCATAAGAAGGATTGAGTTCGAAGTACATTCTCATCATTATAGCGTCGGCAACGTCGGGAGAAATACCTTCGCGGTTCTTGATAACGTCTTTCGGGGTTACTTGCAACTTACCGTCAACGTCAGCGCGGTGTCGCTTAATCATTTCGAGTTCACGCACGATTTGTTCTTTGCGTGTACTTGAAAGAATTGTGACTTTATTTTCTTCGACGTATTGCGCGAGTTTGTAATAACATTCGCTTTTCAGATTTTGATATTGTGGGTGTTTGGGTTTAGATCCGTTTTGAAATCCTAAACACTTCAAAAAGTCACAGACTCCTCCGCCAACCCCATCCTCATCCGCGATGATGTTTTGAAGTAGTATGTTATGTTCTTTGGCTACAACGCGAATCTTGTTCACGACTTCGTCCAACGCTGCACGGTTGAGTTCAATTATATCTATAATGGTAAGACCTTCCCAAACAATTATAATCGTTCTATCCTTACCAAAACGCGCTATGTCGGCTGTGATATACTTCTTTCCTTCGTTTATTACTTCGTTCCTAAACATTCGAAGAAGATTCTCCGTGTTAAATAGTTTGTCGCTGTCGTCGTCAAACTCCCAGTTACCTTCTAAAAGTCTTTTCCTGTCGTATTCTGGAAGGCGACGCAATGATTCAATATAAGCAACCGGCAAGAATGGATTATCTTGTGGAAGTGCCTGAACAAAAGCACGGTGCAACGGTAGTTCGTTTCTGTTGTTCTTCATGTAGAACTCGTTATAAAGCCAACCTTTCGCAGGGTTACACGACAAGAAACCTTTAGGAATTAACCCGAACTCGTTTAACTTAAATCGACATCTGGAGTGAACAATGCTGACCGCCTTTTCTGTTACTTCGGAACATTCGTCAATGAAGTAATCTGTGATTTCTAACGATCCAAGTGAATTGAAGTTTACGTCAGAAGGATAAGCGAACAGGTCTTTTAGCACTATTTCGCTTCCGTTGAAGAACTTAATTATATTCGATTGTCCGTTGAACGTGTAGTGTTTATTCGCTATCAATCCAAACTCCTCAGCCGTTTCAAAGAACGTGTTTAATGTCGTCTTTTTCAGCGTGTCTAATTTGCTACGTCCAATAAGAGAACGTGTCCCTGCGTACTTCAAACGACGTTGTATCTGCCACATACAACCGAACTTCGTCTTCCCACCACCTGCCGCGCCACCGTATAACAACTGTTCAACGATACTATCGGTGTTCAAGTAATTTAACGCTTCAACTTGACGCGGTAGGTATGTCGGTTTATACGGATTCATCTATTCTAATCATTGCCCATGACATAGGAATTAAAGCTACAGTATTTTCATTTACTGTGCAGTGATGGTAGAATTCACTACGTTGTTCATAGCTTTCAACCCATTCACACAAAACTTCGTGAGCTTGCCCTGTAACAGGGTGAATAAATTTATACTTTTTCATTAAAATAAACTTAATTGATTTTCAACCACAGGACAAAGTTCGTCTTGAAGCATCTGAATAATATTGTCGTATTTCTTTAAGTCATTGTTTTGCTTCACTTGATGCAGAAGCAATTCAAGACCAGCATTGAACGCTTCGTCTTTCGTTTTGTATACGCAGTATTCAGCGTGGTAAATCAAAGGCTGCGACCAACCTTGATCCTGTCCTTTGAAACTAATTGAATAACTCCAATTTCCTTTTTGAACAATGGCTACATTGACCTGTGCTTCATAACCTTTGATACATTTGTAGGTGTATAAAATAGGGTTTTCGCAAACTCCGTGTTCGTTGAATGTAAACTGGCTCATTGCTTCGACAAATAAAGTTTGTACAACTCACGGAAGCCTTCGAACTGAATCGATTCTTTTAGCAATTGTCTTTTGCGGTCACTCATTCGTTCAACCATTCCTTTGCTTAGTTGCTGTTCGTTGAAGACTGTCTTTCGTGCCTTCGCTTTACACAGGTTGTATTCGTCGTCTGTGAATGTTTCAGCCGTTATACGCTTACTTTCTTCCAACCACCGCATCATTGACACACCTCGCAATTCTAACGTCGTGTATTTGCCTTGTTTGAAGCTGTCAATGTCTTCTTTCAACATTCGTCTCCAGCTATCGTCATTCACCGCCATTTCGTTTTCTTTTATTAGTTCTGCTTTTTCCTCAATTGATTGCGCAATTTCACGCTGTATTTGTAAGTTCGCTTTGTCCCTGTGTGGTTTGTAGTGCGTCAACACGTCACCAATAAACGACACGCTCAACGCTCCGAAGTGTTCGCATTTCTTTGTAAGTTCATTCGCTGCGTTTAGTTCGAAGGCTAAGTTGAAGTGTTCAAACGTAACCCAACGAAAGTGTTTGCCTATGAACTCGTGCAACATTTGCAACAGTTGCGCCTCGGGTAACGCGATACCGTACATAGCGCACACCTTAGAGCAAAGTTTAACGAACGTTGGCAGGTCGTAGTCTGCTACAAATGCGCTTTCGCGTTCCGCACGATCAACCCTTTGTGTAATTGTGAGCGTCGTTGTAGATGCGTTGCGCAGCGTCTGAATCGAATTTTCCATTTTTGATTTTTGTGTTTTGGTTTGTAGTTGCGAATGTACTTAAATCCCACTTACGAACGGCCGCCTTCCAATCTTTCATTGCGTTGCGTCCAACCTTCCACCCGTTAGCCTCGTAGTGAGCGTGAAATTTCTCGGTAAACTTTAACGCGTCGTCGTTGCTTAGTTTCTCACAAGCGTATTCGTATATTTCAACAACGGTAGGTTTGACGAACGCTGTCTTTTTTTCTTTTGTTGGTGCTGGAAGGTTAGCCTGTGGAACTGATAAGCGAATAAGAATATCGTTTATCTTTTGTTCCTGTTCCTTAACCTGCGCTTCGAGAATCTCGATTCTCTTTTTGAGTTGTAAAATTAGCATCATTTTATTTTTATTTTCCGTAAGTTTCGTTATAGAATTGTTCACCTTTAATACAACCATAACGACCACAATCATAAGCATCTATAATTTCTTGCTTATTCATTTGTAAAAGTTGATGAAAAACTTTATTCCATTCAAACATTGATTTTGCTTTTGTTGTTTGGTCTTTTTCAATTTCTTGAATTAATAATTGAACCGAAGTTTGTTTACTCATTGTTACTTCCGTAAATAATGCCTCTTCTATCTGCTCCTTCTCCATTCGCTTGGCTTTTTTAAGTATGTATTCACAATCCAAAAGAAGGTAATGTTGTCTTAATTGATTCTCTAACCATTCAACCGCAGTTTGTTTCTTTTCCATAGTTATTTAGTTTTTAATTAGTCCCACCCTTCACCTTTCGCGTCGTCGTCTGCGTCGTCCCATTCTTGACAATCGAAACAGAGTTTTATTTCTCCGTCTTTATCGATAAGCTCGTAGGCTTCTTCGTAGGTTGGTAAATTTTGATCGTTGAGAACGGTGTTCACGCGTTCGTCAAGTTCTGCGCTTTCGCAGTGAGGACAAAATGTTAAGTCGCTTTTCATAGTTATTTGATTATTTAAGTTTTGCTTTTCTTTTCGCTTCGAGTTCCTTTTGTTGCTCCAAGTGTTCGACAAACTTAGTGAAAAATTTAATAGGTTTAGCATAACCCATTGCGTTCATTAATTCGCAGATGCGTTCAACCGTTGCGCGGTACGTTCTGTCCATTTCGATTTGCCATGTCGCTTGTTTGATTCCGTGCATTACTGTTGCGTGGTCTTTGCCGTAGTGCTTACCAATTGATTCAAAGCTTTGAAAATAACACGGACGAATCAAGAAGAAAATCATTTGTCGTGCCGTTACTATCTCGCGTCGTCTTGTTGGTGTGTAAAGCATTTGCGATTGAATACCTACAACGCTACAAACAACGTCTTCGAGTGCTGACCAGAACACCTCACGTTCGTTTTCGAGTTCCTGTTGTATCCTTATTTGTTCCGTCGATAGACGTTCGTATTTTGGGGTTAGCATTAACCAAAGCGTTTCGAAGCGTTCCATGTGTGCAAAGGGAATCATGTCCAACATTTGCTGTCTTATTTGTTCGTTAGTCATTTTCTTCGTTTATTAAAATTGTAGGTGTAAATGTGCTGAATACTTCTTCGCGTGAAAGTCCCGTGTGCAAACAAATGTTGTTAAAGTCTTTGATTCTCATTCTTTCGGGGTGTGCGACGTAAAGACGTGCCGTCGGGTCGCTTATGCGAAGAACTGTTTTGAAGTTGTTCATTGTCTTAAATTGACTTTTGACAAGGCGTCCAAAGGGTGTTTTGTAGATTGCTTTATTCATAAGTTGAAAAGAGATTTTACCACGCGTTGAATCAAGTTCAATTCAGGTTCTTTTGTTTTTATTATTGGTGCTGGCTTTGGTTTAGGTTGGTTAAAAAGATTCGCTTGTTTTGCGTATTCTTTGTAACTGTTTCTTTTTGAAATTGTACTTACTCTTTCTTCTTTTTTCTTTTTATTTGCAAGTTGAATTTCATTTCTATATTTTCTATACTTTCTTTTTTCTTCAATAAACAACTCATAACGATCTAAATATATTCGCTCAATGGCTTTATACGTCCCGTCTTTTTCCTTCCAAAAAATACCTGCGCTTTCTAGTGGGTTGCGATAGTTTGTGCAAGTGTTCATTTTTATTAAAGCTTGGTTTGGTTTGTGTCCTTCATTTACTAATTTGCAAAATTCACGAACTCTGCTAATATCAAAAGATTTTTTTGTTCTTGTTTTCATATTGTTTTAATTGTATGGTTTTAAGATTAAGAGAGGGTGTATTTCAACCCTCTCGTTATTATTTAGAACGGCAAGTCGTCTTCGTTCTCTGTTGGCTTAACTAAACCGCTTTGTTCGAGCATTGCCTTCGCCTTACTTATTTCAGCGTTATACTTAGTATTTTGCATTTTATCAATACGTGCGTAAGCCTCACCTTCTAAACGCTTACCAAACTCAGCCGAAGAACTAACCTTGTTTTGAAGCCATTCTGGAAGCATATTGAAACGCAAGTCGAAGTCTTCGCTGTCGTAGTCTAAAAGAAACGCTGCGTTAACTTGTGGTGGGCAAGTCATTCCTTTCGCAAGTGGCGAGGCTCCCTTTAAGTCTGCGTAAGTGCGCCCTGTGTTCGCGGTGCGGTGCATTACGCTAACCATTGCTTCTTTGCCTAACAAAGTACCAATGTCGAATTTGTTTGCTTCTCCGTCGCTCATTGCTTTTCCAAGCCAAGATTGAACGAAGGCGCGAAGTCCGCTTTTCTCGTGCATTGAAAGAGTGAAGTCGCGTCCGATTGAGAAAGGTTGTTCACCTTTGCCGAAGTCAGCTGTTTCAAGTGGCAATTCAAAGACCAGGCGAACCTTGTTCACTAACTTTTCTTCGCCTTGATAAGTGTCGACGATTGTTCCAATGTGAATGATTTGGTAGCAACGTGCGACGTGTGTACCTGCGGGTACTGTTTGACCCCCGCTGTTGTTTGTTTGTTGGGCGATGATGCTCATGTTGTTGTTGTTTATTTTGTTGTTAAATGAATTTAGATATTGTTCAAACTTAACAGCCAGTTCTTCGTCCGCTTGTATGTGACGCGTTTGGCTTTCATGCAAGTGCGATTGTTCGTTGACGCGCTTGTAATAACCCATTAAATTGTGTCTTGAAAGATTCTATAATCAAACTCGAAAGTAATTCCGTCTTTCTTCAATCGGACGTAGTGAAGATCGTATTCGGGTTCATCACGTCGAAAGAAGCGACCAAGTACGTCGAACTCAAACACGTTTCCGTTTTCGTCTGTGAACTGGCGACCTACGTTTTCGGAAAACCAACCTGTTTCTTCTTCGTGAAAGTTTTCTGCGATTCCTTTGATTTCTTCGTTGAGACGCTTAATGTCGTCCATTGAAAAGTGATAAGTGATTTTAGGGTTGTACATTGATTTGATTTTTAGTTGTTGCAAATGTATTCAATTAATTGATCGTTCCAACGCGCTTCTGAAAGTTTTTGACATTTTTCAATGTTGGCGCTTATCTCGTTGTGAGTTAGGTTGTAAGCGTTAGCGCAAGACGAAACACAAACAAAGTTAGATTTCTTCTGGTGGCTCTGGTAGTTCTTTGAAAGTCTCTGAATAAAGTTTGTTGAGTATTCGTTCAAGTTTGTCAATTCGAAACTCACAATACGAATCCCTATCCAATGTTCCATTTCTCTTATCACCCCAATAATTTTGGGCGATGATAATAGCTTCACGAATCCATTTAACGTCTTCTTCGAAAAGGAATGGAGTTGAGTAATAGTGTTTTTCATTGTTCATTTGATTAGTTGGTTTTAGATTTCTTTTGATTCAATTATTTCTTCGCGTGGTGTTGCTGACTTGATTCGGTCATATGCGTTCTTTGCATCTTCCAAGATGTTGTACGACATATGAAACTCTCCGTTTACTTTGATGACGTAATACATATCTGTTAACGTCGTCTTTTGAATTAGTTCTACTTTCATTTTGTTGTGTGATTTGGTTGTGATTCTAATTGTTTTGTTTGTTCGTCAATCGTTCCTGCGATTAACATTCCTAAGAATAGCATCGCGATAAAGAGTAGTGTTTTTTTCATTTGATTATTTGTAAGTTGCTTCGTTATAATTTTCTCTGTAATATTGTGTTCCTGTAATTTCTAAATCATTTACACCCATTAAATGACCATTCTCATAAGCATCTTCAATTTGCCATTGATCCATTTGTAATGCTTTTACAAGATTTTCTTTTGCTTCCTTTGTCCACAAAATGTTTCCTTCTATTTGGGTTATTAACCATTGAAGAGCTGTTTGTTTTTTTTCCATAATTATTTTGTTTTAGTTAATGCAAATTCTAAAGCGTCTTTCCAAAAAATTGAATGTGGTTGGTTCTGAATAGCGATTAAAATTAAGGTTAGATACATTTTTAATTTTTCACCGAACGCATTTCGAATATCGGTTTCAAGTGGAGAACCTTTAAAGTTAGTTTCCATATTAATTTATTTTTGATAAGGTTA